CTAGAACAAATCAAGTACGGCATATGGGAAAAGTCGTTCAATCCTCATTCTATCAATACCTTTGTTCAATTTAGCTTCAAAATTAAGGTTTAAACATACCTCATACAACCATTTTTTTTCATTTTGAAGAATTGTATGTTTAGCATTTGAATACCGGGATAGAAGTATCCCATCAATCTTACCCCATGAACTTATAGGTAGCATTAACCAATGAATAACAAATTCTTCAGGGGGGATAAAGTTTAAAATGTCAATATTAGAGTATATCCCGGCTTGTGTACCGTTACCCAGTAGTAGGAATTTAAAATAATCTATATCTGTGTCTAAGGCTAATAATATATCTTTGGCGTAGTCTGGGTATTTATTTACCTGACTTTGTTTTCTGCTCTTCTTGAGGTGTTCAATGATTTTATTAACATATGGCCTGTAAGAGTCTCTTATCCAATATGAATAAGATTTTGCTCGCATGTAAATATTATCTGAAAATGGGTCATAGTGTAATTCTTCAGGTGGTAGAAGACCCTTATTCAAAAGTTTATCAATATATTCAATTTGATTTGAATATACATCTTCAAAACTTTGATCTATTTCTTTGTTCTCGGAAAGTAAATATGATAAGCAAAACGTATGCATCATATCTTCAATATCGTTTATTTTATATTCTTGTAGCTCATTAAACATTTCCTGAATCGCTGCTCTTACAATTTCGCTGTCAAGATGATCGAAGTTTATTATTGTAACCCAAGCAGGGTGCTTCTGATGTTGAACAAAGAATTTTGAAATATTTAATGATTCTACTATTTCATCTTTAGGATACCTACCCGTTTCAAGTATTAATGCGAGTAGTTCGTTTTTTATTACATTAGTCCGAAGTTCTGCTTCGTTATATTTGTTATAGAATGCTCTTAGATTCTTGTTCTTTTCTTGAGTGTGAGCGTCTTCGTTATCTTTAACTTTAATGATCTTCAAATATTCCATGTAGTTTTTGGGCATTTGTTCGATATCTACTACATTTAATTTACCTTGCCTAAATTCAATGTTTACAATACAGAAGTAATTAAATAATGCCTGCATCGCTGAAGTGTTTTTGATGTGTATAGGTTCTAGACATTTTAGTAATCTATTACAGTCATTAACTACGCATTTTAAAATTCTCAATGAACTACATCTTGTTTCCTTAAATGCATCAATAATGAGTGGTTTTAAAAATGTGAAGTTATTTAAGTTATAGTTTTTGGGGAAAAATGATGCAGCCGCTTCATCGACTTGAGGATCGATTTTTATAGTGTGCCCTATTATTTTCTCTTTGGTTGTTATGAAGTCAGTATGTGTTTTTTTATCGTGAGCTAAAATAATTACTCTACATTGATGGTGCTCCACATATTGATTAATTACTCCTAAAATTTCTGAGTTAGTCATTGAGCAGCGTTCTAAATCATCGAAAATTATAATTTTACTGTTATCAACAGTTTGTTTTATTAACGGCGTAATCATACTACTTATAAGAGAACCTGCACCAAAAGTCACACCATTAACTTCACTGGAGATGTCTTTAGTCATTTCGATCAATTTTTTTGCGAAGTGTTTTCCTGGGTACATTTTAGCGAAAACTGTGCTATATATTTCTTGTGAGTTACTTATTCCGAATAAACTGATATGGCATTGTAGTTCGGTAGGTATTGCTTTGAGAACTTGATATGTTTTACCTGAACCCCACTCTCCAGTTACTAGAACAGCAAATCCCGGGGAATTTAATGTCCGATAAAAATCTAGGTAACTTTCTAAATTTGTCTTAAACATATTTCATCCTTTTAAATTTTCGATAAGGGATTAAATTTCAATGCTTCTTCTAGGTGATCTGGAGCGAAATGGGCGTAACGCATTGTCATTTTGATGTCGGTATGCCCGAGGATTTTTTGCAATACCAGTATGTTTCCGCCGTTCATCATAAAATGGGATGCAAAAGTATGTCTGAGAACATGAGTAAGCTGTCCAGCAGGCAATTCAATTCCTGCTCGCTCTAAAGCTGATCTAAAGGCGTAATAACATGGGCTAAATAAATTGCCATTCTTTTTTGGTAGTTCAGCAATGAGTTTATGGTCAAGTGGGATGGTACGGTTACGCTTCCCTTTTGTTTTTATAAATGTCACTTTTCCCGGAGTGATTTGGCTTCGCTTAAGCTTTTCAGCTTCGCTCCAGCGAGCACCCGTAACCAAACAAATCCTGACTATCATTTCCAAATCTTTAGCAGAACTTAAACGAGATTGTTCTAAGAGCAGGTCGATCTGATCCCTGGTTAGATAGGCCATCTCACTTTCTTCAGTTCTGAATTGACGAACATTCTCTAGGGGATTCGGTGCCTCCCATTCACCAAGCCGTTTCAATTCATTGAAAACAGCTAAGAAATAGGCATGTTCTAGATTCATTGTACGAGGTGAAACTTCAGAGATACGCTTAGTTCGTGCAAAATGGCCTTCAAGCCTTTTCGCACGATAGGCTGTAAATAACTGGGCTGAAAATTCTGTGGCTAGGGGCGATCCCATGCATTCAGCCGCCCACTGCATGGAGCGTACTCGTTTCTGACCATCCCGCAAAGTTATCCCGTGGCGATCAAACCAGAGGTTGATTAAATCCGAAAGACGGCGTTTATCTTTGCCTTGTCCAAGCCACGGGGCATCCTCAACCTTTTGCAGCGTATAGCTTTCAAAGGCTAACGCCTCGCCTTTTGTCGCAAACTTCTTACGGACACGCTTGCCCTGCTTACCGTCACTACGACTGACGGTATAGAAGTCAGCAACCCACTGCCCATCGCTAAGTTTTCTTACCGTCATTTTAATGAATCGTCAGGACAACGCGGCCGATCACCTTTATGTCATCAATGCCACAATCAAAGGCCATACCTATTCCACTTACTCTAACTTTCTTTATAGGGATGCGGGTAAGGGTACGGATGCTGATTTTTCCTTCAATTTCCACTAACCACTGATCGTCATAAACTTCGTTGAATGTTGTATCAACAATAAACTGGGTGCTACCTTCCAGAACGCATATCGGTGATGACGGTAGGGGTATGCCAGGTAAAAAAGTAACTTTATCCAACATGTACATCCCCGCGTCGTAAATCAGGCCGTCAACGATTTTACGGCGGGACATTTTCAGAATGTCGAGTTCCTCATCATCAAACTTCCTACCTTGACCAGTCGCTAGCCATTCCAATGAAGCTCCAGTCTCAGCTACGCACCTTACAACCATATCAGCCGGAAATACTCCCCTCTTGAATCGAGCAGATAGGCTGCTTGAAGCCATTTCAAAGTGATCAGCTAATTGAAGTTTTGAGGTGAATCCGTAGGCGTCCACAACTCGATCCAAGACGTCGCTACTATGTCCTATTTGTTCGAAGGAAAATTTGCTCATTAGTTCACTCTCTCGTCTAAGTCGAAAATAATGTTGATTTCTCGATTTAGTCGAAGTAGAGTCTCCGTGTTGTAGGTTAAGTCGAATATTGGTTCAAAAGAGTGGATATTGGCGTATCCATAACCGGAGGAGTTTGCATTATGCGTCCCAACATTACAATCGTGATCCCCGATCCATACATCCCACTTGATGAGTATTGCCGCCGCACAGGCATGTCCAGAAGTACCGCTGAGAACTTGATTTCATACGGAAAACTTCCAATTAAACCTAAAGGAGCGCAGAAAAAGGGGCTGGTTGAAGTGAATATGGCCGCCTTAACCGTTATGGCGTTAAGCGAATGTAATGTTTCGCTTAACGCGTAATTCATCCTACGGATTAGGGGAGCGCGAACAATGTTTGATTATCAGACTTCTAAACATGCTCATTTTGATGCAGCTTGCCGAGCGTTTGCACTGGCGCACAATCTGGAAGATGTAGCTGCTGCCGTTGGTATGCGCCCGCAGATATTGCGCAATAAATTGAACCCGGTTCAAGCGCACCGCCTGACTTGTGACGAGCTTTTGGCTATCACCGATTACACCGAAGATGCGCGTTTACTCGATGGGATGCTAGGGCAAATTAATTGCCTTCCATCCGTTCCCGTCAATAACGCCACTGAAGCCAATATGCAGTTTTGCGCGTTAAGCGCCACTGCGAACGTGGGCGCGATCGCTGGGGAAGCCGTATCAACTGAACACATGACAGCCGCGCGACGTACACAAATCCTTGATCGTGCGCGTGATGCTATTCGTTCCCTTTCCGTCCTGGCTTACACCGTTGAAAGCCGTCTCCAGTCTGCGCCGGTTCTTGCTGCTGCCGTCGATATCGTGACTACCAGCGCCAGCGGCATGATGTGAGGGATAACTATGAAAGCTTTTGTTACTTACCTGAAAAAAGAATCTCCAGCTATGCAGCTGGCCAGCGGGTCAACAGGATGGATTGAACTGCTAAATGGCCAGCGCTGGAACCCTGGCCACCATTACAAATTTAATGCCCCTTTGTCTCGTCGTCCGTGGTTGTTTCGTTTGTTCGGAATTATGCGGGGGCGCGATGGCCATTAGCTCAAAGCAGCAGGAGATCGGCCTTAAGTGGCTGGGGAATATCCGCCGTAAATACTGGAGTGAGAAAAGCGAAGCCGCCGAATGGTGGGACAAGTTAACACCAGAATGGCGCGGGGTTGTTTTACATGCGGCCGCAATAGCTTCCGGAGTGGATGTTTTCAAAGCCCACCTGTGTAAATGCTGCTGGTCTGAATTATTTGAACGCCTGGACTACCGGGCAATGATTCAGCTGCGCCAGGGGATATCGAGGGCGCGTCTGACGTTTGAAGGGTTCGGGAGTTTGAGCGACAACGATTTTTCAAAGCGCAGCGCCAACCGTCCGGCGAAAAAGGCTTACCCGCTCCACAGCAGTAATGGCGTGCAGATGATTATCGCGCCTCATATCGTTCACAAGCTGCAACAGCAGGAGAATCATTAATGTCCATTATTTCTGTAGATAGCAAAACGTTAGGTCAGGAACTGGCTGCATGGGGTGTGCCGCACAATTACGCTGTGCTGTTCGCTTCAAAAAGCACAGTAAAAAATGGCCGTGTGGCTTTGCATCCATTTTTCTTTAACGATACTGAGCACATGACGAACCCGCGTCACTGGCTTGCTTTGAATGCCGCTTTCTGGTGCTGCGTATACCGTGAAGCCGAAAGCAAATATGCACAGGTTGAAGCACTGGCCAGTATTCGAACCATGTTTTATATCGCTGGTGCGTTAGGTGTAGGGGAAATTAAAGCGCTGATTCAGGAGTGGTGGCGCTGTACCTACGAGTTGCACAAAGTACCCGCGCCGAGCTATTCAGCCGCACCCGTTATCGCTTCTTTCCACTAATCAACTGTCTGAATTTTTTGGCCATCCCTGCGATGGCTCGAGATTCTTTTGCCTGGAGAAAAATAAATGTTTGGAAAACAACCTTCCCGACCTGATGAAGTTACCGGAAGAACTTTGCTTGAAGTATTGCTAAATGCCACCCAGGAAGGAAAAGCAGCATCTGCCGATCTGTGTTCAACCCGTCTGGATAAGCTGGCCACGTTTGCCGCTACTGAAGGTCTTAGCGCTGCCGAAATCGTTGAGCTTATCCGTGAAGAGGCTGCGGCCATTTGCAGTAAAGGAGGTGCAGCATGGCAGTAAAATCCGTTCTTAAAGGGGTTGGCAGCGAAATCCACCTTATGCCGCAGTTGCGTGACCACTTGAAGGAAGGTCAGTGCCAGTTTGGACTGTTAGTCGGTTTTACCGAGAAGATGCTCGGTCAATATATTCCTGACTCACAAATACAGAGTCGTAGTCCTTCAAACCCATTCCGTAGTCCGATGCATCTACAAGATCCAGAGACAGGAGAAACTCACGTGCTGCAACGTATTCACCCAGTCCATCACACGTGATAGCCCTGTAAAAAACATTCTCGTTGCAAACAAGGATTTTATATGGAACTCCGGGAAGGGATTCCTGTTGTTTTTCAAGCCACGCAGCAATGGCCGAATCGTAAGAGGGCAGTTCCAAGCTGTCTTTCATCTTGAATAATTTATGTTGCATCACAGTACCTTTTTCACACTCAATTTCGCATGAGGCTACACGACCAATGCCATGTAATCAAAGAGAAAATATACAGAAAATGCATGATTACAAAGCAGCTAGTGTTACAAATGAACAGCGTGCTGTAGGTGGTTTACGGTGAGTAATAATGTTTTGTTGGTAGGGGAGCATCACGCCGTCGACGCCTGGCGGCGTAATACTTTCGCGCCAGGAACGCCAGCGAATGCGACGCTCACAGAGCGCCGTTTGTGGGCAGTTAACCCACAGGATTATGAATGGCGCTCACCGTTCCTTCATGAAATACCCGACTGGTTAGCCGGGTATTTTGGCAACCGTTACGAAAAGCTGTTTGCTGGCCGTGATGGCCGTCGCCGTGCCAATACATTCCTGCGCAAAACAATCGGTGAGAATGTATTGCCACGACTGCGGAAAGTGGCCGCGCGTTATCAGCTGGCCGCTGATGTAAGCGATCTCTCCTTTGGTAAGTCATTGCAACGTTTACCGTCGCTTGACCGCACCGAACTCAAAAAGCTGTCTGGTCAGGTGTCTGGCTGGATGGCTCAAATGTTTTATGACTTCACCGACACGCTGAAGGGTAAGCCCAAAGACGAAAGGGAAATGCACCAGCGTACGCTGGAGGCTTACCGCGTCCTGTGTTCACTCTCTCTCATGCTGAACAATCAGCCGCCGTACTGGGCAGAGCATGAGGCAAATGAAGGACAACTGGAAAGCCGTAAAGCAGAGTCCGGCATTTTGCGAATGATGGCACCAGAGTGGTGGTATCAACGTCTGAAACGAGCCCGTGATCTGCAACGTGAACATCTGGCCATCGCTGTTGGCCAGGTGCAGAAATCAGCCTGCGCGTACGTTTCCCGTAAAACACTGGGGGAATGGGTTGAACAGAAAAAACGCAATCTGGAATTTTTCAAAAAGTTTGATCTGATGGATGACGAGGGCAACCGCATTGCGCTGGACAGTATGGTGCATCGCAGTGTCGCTAACCCTGCAATCCGTCGCTGTGAATTAATGGTTCGAATGCGAGGATTTGAAGATATAGCCAATGAAGAAGGGCTGGCGGGTGAGTTCTATACCATCACCGCGCCTTCACGTTTTCACGCAGTACACAGCAAAGGTGGTTTTGTTAGTCAGTGGGACGGTTCAAACCCGCAAGATACGCAGCGCTATTTATGCAACGTCTGGGCGAAAGCCCGCGCGGCGATCTCGCGTGCCGGAATTCATATTTTCGGCTTTCGTGTGGTGGAGCCGCATCACGATGGGACGCCGCACTGGCATATGTTGCTGTTCATGCGCCCGGAGCATGTGGATGTGGTACGCGATATTCTGTGTTACCACGCCCGCCTTGCTGATTCTGAAGAGTTGCCGACACCCAATGCGCTGAAAGCACGTTTCCATGTTGAGGCTATCGATCCGGCTAAAGGTTCGGCTACGGGCTATATCGCCAAATACATTTCCAAAAATATCGACGGCTTTGCGCTGGATGGTGAGCAGGATGATGAAACTGGGCAGGGTTTGCGCGATATGGCTAAATCCGTTTCTGCCTGGGCATCCCGCTGGCGCATACGCCAGTTTCAGCAAATTGGCGGTGCGCCTGTGACCGTCTGGCGTGAGCTGCGCCGTTTGGGTGATCAGCGTCTTACTGATCGCAGAATGGATGCAGTACTGGCGGCGGCGGATGTTGGGGACTGGGCGGCTTATACCCAATTGCAGGGCGGCGCACTGGTTGCGCGTCGTGATCTGGTTGTTCGCCTGGCATATGAAATCACTGAGCAGGGTAACGAGTACGCTGAAGATGTTCAGCGCGTGCAGGGGGTCTATTCGCCTTTACTCCCTGACTCTGAAGTTTGCACTCGTCTGGTTAAGTGGCAGAAGGTTGCGAAGTTGGCCGAAGCGCCAGCGGAGGCGGGTTTTTCTGGCGGCAGCGCCGCCCCTTGGAGTTCTGTCAATAACTGTACGGAGGGTGGAAACCGGAGGAGGTTAAAACTGGAACTGAACCAGCGCGGATTTGCCGGAACGGAGGAAGAAATAGACATTTTGAAGCGTGGCGGCGGTCTGATATTTGGGCGAACGGCTCTGATTTACAGGGAAGGGAGGTTGCAGGAGAAAAGGGGCAAGCCAGAAGATGAACAATGGCCAGGCTGGCAGTGATGGTATGTAAGTATGTGATATGTAATGCCTAAATCATTGCTTTCATGAATTATCATTTCACATATCGTGCTTTTAGGTATACTGTATGCTTATACAGTATTTGTTTTATTTGTGGAGTGCTGCATGGATATCTTAGAGGCTTCAGCCAAGCTGGAGCGCATTGAACTACTGGCCAAAATAGCCCATGTTAGTGAGATCAGTGCGAAGGAAAAGACAATTGCTTTAACATGGATTGGCGAGATAGCTGAAGAAATGCGAGGCATAGTCAGGTCTGAAATAAAAAACCCCCAGGGAGGGGGCATGTCAGGCAGCGGGCGCAGCCTTCAGTAAATCCAGGGCCATTTGCTTCTGATTGGGTGACAGGCTTTTAAGCAAGGTTTGCACTAAAGCGTCACCCGTTTTAGCGCTGGGGCTAAGAGTGTGGGAAAACGTCAAATTCATAACAAAGGTATGCCCACACTCCACATCAGCACAGGCGCAATAAATATCCGCAATCTGGCGATGTTTCCGGTTCGTTTTACGAATAACCGCCTTTGAGCCGCACTCCGGGCATTCAATCTTCAGGACTCTCACATTCCGCTCTCCGGCTGTTAAATAATGCCTGGATTTTAGCCTTTTTTGCCTCATGCTGCACCCTTCTCTGTTGTTTCCACAGCAAAATTCAAATGCAGATGTGCCGGGACTTCCGGATCGGATTTGATAGCCATCGCCAGGCGGCGCTGAATCGGCAGAACTTCATTTTTTTTGTAGGTTCTTTCTACCTTCTCCGGGTCGCCCAGCCCGGCAGTGTTCTGCGGAACGATACCCGCCAGCCCGGCAGGAAAGCGGTGTGCGTTCAGAATGTCCTGGGCGCTGATGTTCTTCACGCTGGCAAATTCATCTTTGGCGGAAATATCCCCCATCTCAATAAACTTGATCGCGTCACCGTCACCGCCCGGAATGTTTACTAGGATGGTGGAGAAGTTACCGATCCCTTTGCTGTCACGCAGCTGCTGTTCAATCTCTTCCTCCATTTCGTCCGTCATGCTGGGGTCACGGGTATAAAGAATCCCGCCCGTGTGAGCGCCATTGTGGTAATAGCGACGGCGGAAAATAACCGCCTCGCTGTTCAGCAGCGCGGAGTGTACGCCGCCGATATAATCAGGCAGACCATAGATATGCTGCTGTGGATCATACATTTTGATAAAAATAATATCTTCAGGCGGGAAGGCCAGCGGTTCACCTTCCTGTAAAACCACGTAGTCACCCGGTACTGTCTCTGCATTTTCCCGCTCTTTTCGGCGGCGAAGGTATAACCCCGGCAACGGCTGAAGCCCGACCACATCCCCCCAGCCGTTACGGATTTTGGCCACAGCAATATCCCCGAAAGTCAGGTAATCAAATACCGTTGCCTCCAGTTCGTCATACGTCAGGCCGCCGCCCAGATAATCGGACGTCACCATGTTCTTACGGGCATGGATAATGCCGCCGTGCTGGCCATTCAGGTTGATAAGCTGCGCCAGTGCCAGACGGTCAATCGGCTGGGTAAAGTGACCGGCGGCGTTGTCGTACCAGATTTCCCGGTAATCGGTTCCGGTTGTCAGTACCGGTTCTGGTTTACCAAAGCTGATAATGCTCATTTTTTTGGATTGGTCGCTGCGCTGCTCGCGTTTCACAAAGCGTTTCTTTTTGCTCATGCTGCCTGTTTCCTTACACCCCAGCGGGATTTTGGTTTGTTTTCGTAGTTAAGTGGTTCGTTATGCAGGGCATGGGTAATTGCCCAGAATGCCTCTGCGTGGCCAGTGTCCTGGCTGCGGTCTGCAACAAAGGTCATGGCGTTACCGCTTTGCGTAGTGGTGCGCCGCACAGACATAAAGCTGGCGGGGATCTCCTTCAGATTTTTGTCCCATTCAATACGCTGGCTTTCCACCACGTCCGCGGCTTTCAGTACCAGCTGATTTTTGGTGTTCATGTCGTAGCGAATCGGGACAACAACTTTCATGGCAAAGTGCTGGATGTTGTCAAATACCCCCTGGCCGATCCCGGTTACGTCCACACCCAGATAAGTGAAGTTGTACTGGTCAAACAGCTGTTTGATCTGCTTTGCCTGATAACGGAAGTTCATGCCTTTCCAGTAAATCACCTTCAGCACGCGGAATTTCTCCACGGCGAACATCGGCGGGGCGACAATCACAAAGCATGACAAATCGCCGCTGCGTGCCGGGTCGAATCCGCCCCATACTGGCCTGTCACCAAATGGTCGCTTAGCGTCCGGGTTGTGATCCTGCCAGGTGTCCACCTCCACGCCGCACGCTTCCAGATCGGAAAAGCTGAACACGGAATCTTTACTGTCCACGAACACGCACATATAGAGCATGTTGAATGTGGCCGTGTTATAGCGGTTGCGCAGCTTCTCGATGTTGGCCAGGTTGAAGCCGCCCGCAATGGCATCTTCCATCGTGATGACATAGCGCCACTGGCCATCCGGGCAAATTCGCCCGCCGTCCCGCATTTCATCGAACAGTGGAAATTTAATGGCAGTGCGTTTCTTGCTGCCCTGCTTCCATTCTTCACCTGTCCAAAACGGGTACGCCTGATGCGTCTTGGCTGATGGCGTGGAAAAGTACGTGGTGCGCCATTTGTCGTGTGTGGCCATCGCACTGGCCACTTCATTCAGTCTGGCGAAGTTGGGAACCCAGAAATATTCGTCACAGTAGAGATGGCCACTGTATGACTGGGCTGTGTTTTTGTTGGTGGAGAGGAAACGCAGCTCTGCGCCGTTGCTTAAGCGGATCGGGTTCCCGGTCAGTACGATACCGAAATACTGTTCGGCAATGTTGACGATGTATGACCTGAACACTTCAGCCTGTGCTTTTGACGCTGACAGGAAGATTTGCGGATCACCTGTCATGACGGCGTTCTCGAATGCCTCAAACGCAAAGTACCAGGTTGCACCGATCTGGCGGCTTTTCAGGATGTTCCTGACCAGCTGGCCAATGTTCATGCGCAGGTGCTTCTGATATTCAAAAAGATGCTCGTCTGCCCAGGAGTCAAAATCTTCCTGAGTCAGTGACGAGATATCGTTTTTCTTGTACTTGCGTTTGCTGCGGGGTTCATCCTCGTTATCGCCTCGCGCAGCTGCTTGCCGTTCCCCCTGGCTGGAGGCCAGCTTCTCTTTATGCTTATTACTTTGCGCACGCAGTTTTGTGGCGTGTGCAATCAACAAATCCATTTCTTTTAAATCCAGGTCGCTTTTATTATCGCGCCCGGCTAACAGCTGGTAACGGCGTTCAATCGCTTCCTCTGTACTTTCGAAATTAAGTAAATCAGCCCATTTGTTCTTTTCAGCCCAGTAGTAAACGATCCGCGCATTCGGCAGATTTAATTCTGATGCAATTTCTTTCGGCGTATAGCGGCGCAGGTAAAGTGCGCGGACAACACCTTTTAATTCTTCTGAGTATTTAGCCATAGATTTAATTATGCCGTGCTGCTGATAAAAAAACGGCGGGGTTAATTCGTGTTAGTTCGGCAATGGCTTATAACCGAACTGAACAGAATAAAGTGTGATGCGGTGATGGTGTTAATTAGCAATAATCCAGTCCACAGCGAGAAAAGAGTAAATGGACGGAGGAGGGAATATGTGTCGCATTTAAAAACTGGATGGCTGTGTGTTGCGACTGAAGGCGATACGGTTGACGGACGAATTCTGGAACGGCAATGGATCATCGACATGGGGGAAACCTATGACGCAATACATTACGCCGCACTACTCTGGCCAGAACATGAACGTTACGCCGGGAACTTTGGCGAAGTGCTTGAAGCGATGTGGCAGGACGGTGATGACGGGCTGGCGCGGCTGTTTGTCAGCCTCTGCCCGAATAAGCGTCTGATCTATGCCAATGATGAAGGCCAGTTGCTTTATTTCTCCGTTGAGCCGGAACTGAACTGGCGCGGAGGTGATCGCACTTATCTCAAGGGTCTGGCCGTGACTGATCAGCCCGCAAGTGTAGGAACAACACGGCTGCGCTTTAGTCGCCGTAAATTGAATAAACAGGGATATTACAGTTGTGTAATTTCCCGTAACGGTAAAATTACGCAGGAAGGGAAGATGAAAAACTGGCAGAAATTGTTTGGTATTAAACCGAAGTTCGAAGATGAAAACCCGCAGGATGATCCTCCAGCGGATGATAAATTGCAGGCGCTGGCCAGCGCACTGAACGATCTGGAAGCGCGTGTGGGTACTATTGAAACCCAGCTTAATTCTGTGCAGGACGATGTTGACACTATTACTGAAGTCGTCGACACGGAAGAGTTTTCCGCTATTCGTGATAACGCCAAAGAAATTGTTTCCCGATTTAACGAACTGGGAAATAAAGGTGGTCAACGTAAACAGCGTCAGGTTCAGGAAAAATCCGGCCAGTTTAAATATCTGTAATTAACGCGTCGCGAATAAGCACGAAAAATTAATTATCGCGTAATTGCGAGGGAGTCTTATGTTACTGAATAACCGTGCGCGGGAATTACTGGATAAATATTCGGCAGGGATGTCGCAGCAGTTTGGCACGCAAAACCCAGGCCGATATTTTGCCCTGAATGACCCGCAGGAAAACGCCTTACGTCTGGCGCTGCTGGAGTCCGTCGAGTTCCTTAACTGGATCACTGCGCTGGACGTTGACCAGCTGAGTGGCCAGGTGATTTCTGTCGGTGCGTCCGCACTGCATACCGGGCGCAGTGAGAAAGGTCGTTTTGTTCGCCAGGTTGGCGTTGATGGGAATGACTATTCACTGGTCGAAACTGACAGCTGCGCCGCACTGCGCTGGGATCTGCTTTCCGTCTGGGCGAACGCCGGGAAGGAAGAAAACGAGTTTTACAACCTGGTGCAGACTTTCAGCACCCAGGCGTTTGCCATGGATATGCTGCGTGTTGGCTTTAACGGTAAATCCCGCGCCAAAACCACTGATCCAGATGCCAACCCAAACGGCGAAGATGTGAACATTGGCTGGCATGAGCGCATGAAAACGCTGCTGGATGGCAATCAAATCATGACCGATCCGGTAGTGCTGGATGAGGCAGGTGATTACAAATCACTGGATGCGATGGCCTCTGATCTGATTAACGCCAAAATCCCGGCACAGTTCCGCAATGACCCGCGCCTGGTGGTGCTGGTAGGCGCTGACCTGGTGGCTGCTGAACAGTACCGCCTTTTCCAGGCTGCTGACCGCCCGACTGAAAAGATTGCGGCACAGATGCTGGGTAACACTATTGCTGGCCGTCAGGCGATTATCCCGCCATTCATGCCGGGCAAACGCATGGTGGTGACACCGCTTTCTAACCTTCACATCTACACCCAGCGCAATACGCGCCAGCGTAAAGCCCGCTTTGAAGATGATCGCAAGCAGTTTGAGAACAGCTATCTGCGTAACGAAGGCTATGCGGTAGAAGTGCCGGAACTGTATGCGGCGATTGATGAAGATGCTGTGACCATCGGTAAAGTCGCAGAGCCTGGGGAGGGCTAATTAATGTCACTTTCTCCCGCGCAACGTCACAGCCAGCGCATTGCTATGGAACAAAAACTGAAGCAAAGCCTGGCCGTTGGAACCACGGAAAGCATGCACCTGCTGATTAAGGCGCTGGAAACGGATGTGGAGCAGCTGCGTAGCCTCCCGCTGATTGCTGATCGCGTTGAGCATAAGCGCAATGTGCTGTTGCCGAAATGGGTTCCGACTGTGGAAGCGTATCTGGCCAGCGGCCAGGTGTATGCGAATCCGGTTCTGGCCTGGTGCGTGATCTGGCTGTTTGATGTGGGCGATCTCGATAAGGCGCTGGACTGGGCTGATATTGCTATTGAGCAGCAACAGGCCACGCCAGAGCGACTGCGCAGCAATTTCCCAACGTTCGTGGCCGATACGATGCTGGCCTGGGCGGAGGAGTCTGCGGGGCGCGGGGAAAGCATTGAGCCGTATTTCTCCCGCACGTTTGAGAATGTGATCACCAAATGGCGGCTGCATGAGCAGGTGACGGCGAAGTGGTTCAAGTTCGCCGGGTTGCAGCTACTGCGCGGCGATGACGGGCAGAAAACAGCGGCGAGCGTTGATGATATCGACACGCTGAAAAAAGCCGATGAACTGCTGGCCACTGCTGAAAAACATTATTTAAAAATCAGCGTCAAGACACAGCGGCAGACCATTGCCGCACGTATCCGACGCCTCGAAAAGGAATTGAAAGATGGCAACAGTCATTAAGTTTAAACACGCGCTGGGGCAGCTGGTGAAAGTCACGATCAGCGGTGAAGCGGGGCATGTTAAAGCCCGTGCTGAATACACCAACTGCCGCAATCAGTACCTGATCCACTATCTGGCCGCCGATGGCCGCGCCGTGGACTCCTGGTTTGATGAAGACGAGCTGACACCCGTTCAGCTTTAAAGACTACCGCAGGCCAGGCGGGCGCGGTGGAGGGCAGCAACACGATGTGACGCTGCGCCGTGGAAACCGGACAGCCCGCCTATTTATTTGGGGATGCCATGTTTAGTGGAAAGCCGCTTGATTACCAGGATGCGCCGCTGAAAAACGAAGGATTCTGGCCAGATCTGAATCTGAAAGATTTTCAGGCGCAGCGGGCTATCCCGGCAGACGTTGACGCGGACACGGTAGCCCAGGCAGTGCTGGCGGCAGTGGCGGAAGTCAATGCAGAGCTGGAAAAGGTGGAAGCCAGCTGGAAGGCGAAGGGGGTTCTGAGCGCAGCGGACGCGCCAGGGGCGCGAATGGGGGAGCTAAATGCTCTGTGTGCGCAGTATATCAAAGCGGTTTTTGCCAGGGCAAAAGCCGATCTGATGGGGGAGTTTGCCACAGTGGGGCGGCGTGATTCTCACCCAGGGCAGGAAAGCACGGAAAGCCGTGCGGGTTTGCTGACTGAAGCCTCTGTGGTTATCCGCCGCATGAAGGGACTGAAAAGGGCAACGGTGAAAAAAGTATGAGCCAGACGCAGCTTGAAAATTTGACGGCGTTTTTTACCGACAACGTACCCGCACGCGCGATGCGTTCCTTTTCCAGCGTTACAGATGAAATGGCATGTATTGAGGCGGCGAAGGATTTCGGGCTGGGACAGTATCGCCAGGCGGTTATTCGTTATGACGCGGTACTGACCTGGGAGCGTTTCCCTTATCGCCTCTATCCGCCGCAACTGCTGATGTCTCTGATGCTCGCCTGGCTGGATGATGCTGACAGGCAGCTGCTTGACGATATCGGTATCACGGAAACCGATCCGCAGTGGGATGTGTCAGTGGCGGATGAAGAAACCGCCGACATTGTTTTGACAGTTCCGATGGCTGATGAACTGGTGATCCAGGAGGACGAAAACGGCCCTATTCCGTGGCAGGGCAAGCGCTGGTCACTGGTTGAGCCAGAAATCTGGACGGCGCTGACCGCTACCATTTACGGCGTGGATGAATCGGGTGCGCCTGTGGGTGACGTGCCGTGATTGCCGGAGGCGAGCTTAATAAACGCCAGCTGGCGGAGCTGAAGAAAGCGCTGGTCAGCATGGAGCTACCGCCCAAAAAGCGCCAGCGGCTGCTGTGGCGAATGGCGAAATATGGCGTGATCGCCGCCGCCAAACGCAACGTGCGTAATCAGGAAGAGCCGGACGGCGCAGCCTGGGCAGGGCGTAAAACGAAGCGCAAAGGGAAGATGCTGCGCAACATGCCAAAACTGCTGCATGTGCGGGAAATGCCGGAGATTCAGGCCGTGCGGATCTATTTGCAGGGTGGCGGCTACCGGAACGGAGAAACCCCTGTCCCTGCTGGCACGGTGGGGTACTCACAGCAAACAGGGATGCGGGTGCGTGTCAGTCGCGCCAGCAAGCCAGGAAAAGCGCAGCCAGGGAAGATGGCCACCGCCGCACAGGGAAAAAAACTGCGTGCGTTGGGCTACCGGGTGCGCCGGGGCAAGCGCTGGAAAAAGCCCACTATCCGGGAAATTACCAGTGAAATGGCCTACGGACAGGCAGGTTTACTGATCCGCAAGTTGAGCGGGAAGGCCGTGAAAACAAGCTGGACTATCGATCTCCCCTCCCGTGCATTTCTGGGAATGGGTGATGAGGACTTTAACAAGGCGCTGGCACGCCAGCTTCAGGCCATTGGCTTTGGCTGGGATGTCAATGCGCAGGATATCAGGGGGAGAACATGACCTGGCCAAATGTGACCGTGAATCAGGTAAACCAGCTGCTGGGCGAAACCAATGAGGTGGAACGCTCGGTGCTGTTTATCGGAACGGGAACCCAAAACGCAGGAAAGACACTGGCCATCAATACCCAGAGCGATTTTGATGCGCTGCTGGGTGAAGATGACAGCCAGCTAAAAAGTGATGTGCTGGCGGCAATGGCGAACGCGGGCCAGAACTGGTGGGGATTTGTTCATGTGCTGGCTGCTGACAGCGAGCCGGGTGCGTGGGCGAAAGCCGTCAAAGCGGCGCAGGTGTCGTGCTCTGTTGAAGGCGTGATGCTGAGTGATGATATTTCAACAAAAGCGGACATTAATCTGGCCGTCACGTTACGTGCAGAGCTGATTGCCAAATATGGCCGCTGGGTGTGGTTCATCCTGGCCACACAGGGAATGCAGGATGAAGAGGCGCAGGCTGACTATCTCACTCGTCTGTCCACGCTTCAGGAAGGCATTGCGGAAAAAGCGGTGCAGCTGGTTCCCCGCCTTTGGGGCAATGATCCAGGCGTGCTGGCCGGGCGGCTGTGCAGTCGTGCTGTGACCGTGGCGGACAGTCCGGCGCGGGTGAAAACCGGGGCGCTGATTAGCCTGGGCAGTGATGAACTGCCGCTGGATGGCACAGGGGAGGTGCTGGAGCTGGCCACGCTTCAGGCGCTGGAAATGCAACGTTTCAGTGTACCGATGTGGTATCCGGATTATGACGGTTTTTACTGGTCTGATGGTCGCACGCTTGATGTGGAAGGCGGTGATTATCAGTCCATTGAAACGCTGCGCGTGGCTGACAAAGCCGCCCGCCGTGTCCGTCTGCTGGCCATTGGCAAAATCGCAGATCGTTCGCTGAACAGCACGCCGGGTAGCATTGCCGCGCATCAGACGCTGTTTGCACGTCCGCTGCGTGAAATGTCCACGGCGGCCAGCATTAACGGCGTGTCATTCCCTGGGGAAGTGAAGCCGCCGCAGGATGGCGATGTGACCATTGTCTGGAAGAACAAAAAGGCCGTGGAAATTTACATTGTGGTGCGCACGTGGGAAGTGCCGCTGCAAATCACGATCAGCCTGTTACTTGATGCCAGCCTGGAGGCCACCGCATGAGTAAGCGTATTTCGGGGATGTCGTTTGATTCTTACGTTGACGGCGATCTGATCCACATCGAAAAAATTTCGCTCGATATTACGGATAACAGCGCCGCTGCGCAGACGCGGGGAGTGCCGGATGGCCATGTTGATGGCGATGTGTCCGCTGAGGGAGAAATTGAAGTCAGTTCCAAAGTGCTGGGCGTACTGACGGCCAAAGCACGTTCGGCGGGTTCGTGGCGTGGTATTGAGCTTGTGGATTTCCTCTTCTACGCCAAAGCGGGCAGTGAAGAGGTCAAGGTGGAAACGTTCGGCTGCAAGCTGCAACTGAGCAATCTGCTGGATATCGATCCGAAGGGTGGCGGCGTATCTACGCACAAAATCAAATACTTCGTGACCAGTCCGAAGTTCGTCAACATCAACGGTGTTCCGTATCTGGAAGCGGAAGCCACGGAAAACCTGATCGGGTAAGGGGCAGGGATGCAGGAGCATGAAAAGAGCCTTTATTCGCTCTTACTGATGGGCGCGTTAATTGCCATTGCCAAAGTGCTGGCCAGTAACGATCCCATTACCCCACGGCTGTTTATCAGCCGCGTCATTCTGGGCAGTTTTGTTTCAGTGATTGCAGGGGCTGCGTTGATTCAAATCCCGGAGGCCAGTCCGCTGGCCATTCAGGGGCTGGGTGCAGGTCTGGGGATTGCGGGTTATCAGGCAGTGGAAGTGTGGCTGCGAAGGCGTGCAGCGGGAAAAACAAAGGGGGGTGACAAATCGTGACACTGGGTGAAAAGCAGCAGTTATTTACCGTTATGGTGGCCAATCTGATCCACTGGGCTGAGGAGCACGGCTACCGCCTGACGTTTGGCGAAGCGTACCGCACGCCGGAACAGGCAGCGCTGAATGCCAAAAAGGGCAGCGGCATTACTAACAGCCTCCACACGCAACGCCTGGGCGTGGATTTAAATCTGTTTGTGAATGGCGACTACAAGACCCGCACGGATGATTATCTGCCACTGGGTGAATACTGGGAATCGCTGGGCGGTACATGGGGCGGGCGCTTCAAATCCCGTCCGGACGGAAATCACTTCAGCCTGGAACATAACGGGGTGCGCTGATGACAAATGGCCAGTGGCTTGTTGTGGTTGCGCTGGCGTTTGTCTGGGGCTGGCTGACCGCTGACTGGCGGCGTGACAGTCTGGAGCTGGCGATCAACTCCGCCGCGCAGGTTGCAGGGGAGAGGTCACGCAAAACCATGCAGGAGGTTGCCAGCGAGTCCGCCAGGGGGCTGGAAGAGAAACTGGAGGCGCTGGAAAGTGGCAGACCCAAAGAAATCAGGACGGAAATTATTAAGCCGGTATTCACTAATGTGTGCGTGTCTGCTGACTTTATCAGGATGTTCAACGCCACCGTCGAAAATACCGAACGTACCTTATCAGGAAAACCTGAAGCGAAAATGCCCAACGGAAAATCTTCCGCGCATTAAAGGGAATACCGGGGCGGATATTGCTGCCCCGGCAATTGAATATCAGGATTTATATTCTGTATGCGCAGCGCGTCATAATGCGCTGATTCACGAAATGAATAAACGAGAGAGTATATTAAATGGAACAGACAATTAAATTTGTGGTGTGTGGAAAAGAAATTGTATTCGCGCCAAACCAGACCGCCTATAACAAATTCATTAATGAAATGGCGATGGATAACAAAGTCGCCCCGGCGCACAACTATCTCACCCGTATTGTGGAGCCAGAAAGTAAAGACGCGCTGGCGGAACTATTAAAACGTCCGGGTGCGGCGTTGCAGTTAGCTGGCAAGGTTAATGAAATTTACGCGCCTGAGCTGGAAATTGAAGTAAAAAACTGACAAAGCGAGTCCGGGCAATTGAGCAAAACGGACTCGATCAGTATTTAATTTTACGCCGCCATTATTTACCCCACGGGGAAGATTCTATTGACGATATCGCCGCCGCTGTCTGGCTGGATAATCGCCACTGGGAAAATATGCGTATTGCCACGGCAAACGGAATAAGCACTGCTTTTAAAGGCTCTGAATGAAACAGTTAGATTTTACATTAAGCCTGATCGATAAGTTGTCCCGCCCGTTAAAACAGGTGCAGGGCAGCGTGACCGGCTTTGCGGAAAAATCAAAAGCAGCGTTTATGCAGATTGGCGGCGGTGCGCTGGCGCTGGCAGGAACGGGGATGGCCATCAAAGGTGCGCTGTCTCCGGCCATCGAAATGTATGACGCGCTGAATGATGCGGCCGCAAAAGGTATCGACAATACCGCACTTAAAACCGTACAGCGTGATGCGCTGTCATTCAGTACAACATACGGTGCCAGTGCCGTGGAGTTCGTTAAATCCACGGAAGAAATCAACGCCTCCATTGCCGGGCTGACGGGAAGTGAACTGCCGAAAGTGACCAAAGTTGCCAACGTACTGGCGTTTGCGCTGAAGTCCACCGCCGCTGAAACGTCGGAATTTATGGGGCAGATGTTCGGTAACTTTGCCGCTGATGCAGAGCGCCTGGGCAAAGTCCAGTTTGCAGAGCTGCTGGCGGGCAAAATGGTGTTCATGCGTAAAACGTTCGGCGCGGAAATGGCCACCATTAAAGACCTGATGGAAGGCGCGCGCGGCGTAGGGACAAACTACGGTGTCGGGCTGGATGAACAGCTGGCCGTTCTGGGGCAACTGAGCCGCACGCTGGGGACGGAAGCGAGCAGCGCCTATGAAGGCTTTATAACTGGCGCGATTGAAGGTGGTAAAAAACTGGGACTGTCCTTTACGGACGCAACCGGAAAAATGCTGTCCATGCCTGAAATGCTGACAAAGCTACAGGGCAAATATGGCAAAAGCCTGGAAGGGAATCTGAAGGCACAGGCGGAACTGGATGCGGCCTTTGGTGACAGTTCAGCGGTGGTTAAACAGCTCTATGGCAATGTGGCCTTACTCCAGCGAAATATCACTGAGCTGGGCGGGGCAGACGGTCTGAAGCGCACGCAGGAAATGGCGGCGAAAATGGTGAAACCCTGGGATCGCTTTATCGCAATTCTGACGGCTATTAAAACCGTTATCGGGCTGACGCTGATCCCAGTGCTTTATCCGCTGCTGAATCGCCTGGCCGATATGGGGCAGACCTTTGCACGCTGGATGCAGCTGTTTCCTAACATTGCGCGGGTGGTGGGGTACGCCACGATGGCGCTGCTGGGGTTCGCCGCTGTGGGTGCTATCGTGAATATCCTGATGGGGGTTTCTGCCTTTGTCATGGGAGGTCTGCGCGGGATCTGGGTTGTCCTCGCTTCCGTTACCCGTATTTATACCGCCACTATCTGGCTGGCACAGAAGGCTGTTGTGGTCTGGAATGCCACGCTGGGGGCATTGCGCGGCATTCTGCTGGCGGTGCGCATGGCCGCGATTATGGCCGGTATTGGAATCAATCTCATGAGCTGGCCGATCCTGCTGGTAATTGGGGCGATTGCTGCGCTGGCGGCTGGCTGTTACCTCCTGATTCAACACTGGGACGCGGTTAAATCTGCTGTCATGAATACGGAAGCCTTTGCCGTGGTGGCATCAGTGGTGCAATGGATGGCGGGTATCTTTGCCAGCGCCTGGCAGTTTATCAGTGACGGCTGGAATGGATTTATTGCGCTCCTGTCCGGGTTCTCTCCGTCTGAAGTGTTAAGCGGGATGGCCAGCGGTATTGTGTCGATGTTTGATAATGTCTGGCAGACCATTAAAGGGAGTTTTCTCAAATCATGGAACTGGATTGTTGAAAAACTAAATAATATCCCAGGTGTGAATATTGCATTGGCTGCGGAGTCCGTTCCCGATAATAAAAAAGGAATGCTGCCGCAGACGGTTGCTTATAAAAATGCCACGCCTGTAAATATGCCTCCCATGCCTTATAACGTGAAACAGGTTGAGCAGCCAGCATATGCAGTACCGGAAATTAATACATTAACGCAAAAGGCGTTAGTACCTGAACCTCCGCCAGCACTTGCGCCCAATATTCTTTTAACAGGTGGTGAGCTTAAAGGTGTTGAGCGGGGCGGTATCAGTAAAACGATAAACAGTAATTCTAAATCTGTGACGGATAACAGCCGCAAAATTGACACGGTGAACATCTATCCGAAAGAAACACTTTCACCGGGACAGTTGCAGGAATGGCAGGAGCTAAACCCATGAGTGATTTGCTTTACATCGATCTGCTGATTGAAAACGGTAATTTTGTTCTGAATACCGGAAAAGAGCCTGAATTATGTAATAACCGCAAAAGCATCGGGCAGGACATTATTCACAGCATTCTGGAAAGCGGTCTGGCCACACAATTAATTGGCGAACGCAGCCCGACTTTACGCGCCGATATTTTCACGCAGCTGGAGCTGATGATCGAAAGCGATGAACGGATTGTGCCTGGCACAGTGGAAGTCAGCGCGGAAAGCCAGAAGCGCTTATGGGTAACGGCCAGCACGTCTGACTTTGGCAGAGTTTCAGCGCAGGTGGACTTATGACAGAAAAGCCGCAGGTGGATTTTGAAGAGGTAGTGAAGGCCAGCGGGATGCCTGTTACTGAAGAGGCCGTGCGCACCCGGTTTAACGCCATCGCCGCGCAGGAAGGGCTGATCACGAATACATCGCGCATGTCTCCGTTCTGGCGGCTGATCACCGCCATTGTCACCGCGCCGGTAATGTGGCTGAAGGATGCGCTGGTTTCTGTGGTCATGACCAATATGTTTGTGGCCACGGCAGGGGGGCAGCTGCTGCGTCTGCTGGCGTGGGCGGTGAACGTCACGGCGAAACCCGCCAGCGCTGCGGAAGGGGTGATCCGCTTTTACAAAGAAGACGGAAATCAGGCCGTCACCGTGTCAGCGGGAACGGTTATCCAGACCGAAAGGATTAACGGCAAAGTTTACGCCTTTGCCACCGTGGCCGATGTGGTGATCCCGTCCGGAACCGCCAGCGCATTACTGGCGTCAAAAGCTACCGGAACGGGTGGCGCATACAACCTTGCGCCCGGCTACTTTCGCATTTTACCCGTGGCCGTGGACGGCATCAGCCATGTGGCGAGTGAAGAGGACTGGCTGACCGTGCCGGGGGCGGATGAAGAAAGCGATGATGAGCTGCGCGAACGCTGCCGGAATCAGTTCAACCTGGTGGGGAATTATCACACCGACGCGGTTTATCGCTCGATGATTGCCAGCGTGGCCGGGCTGAGTATTGATCGCATTTTCTTTTTGCATGATGCACCCCGTGGCCCAGGCACTGCGAACGCCTATCTGTTGCTGGATAGCGGGGTGACGTCAGAGCCGTTTATTGAAGCGGTGAATGACTATATCAACACGCAGGGCCATCACGGCCACGGCGACGATATGCAGTGTTTTGCCATGCCGGAAACCCGTCACGATCTGAGTGTTTCGGTTTATGTGCGGAATCTTAGCAACGTTGAACAGGAACAGCAGGACGCGCTGAAAAAAGGCATTGAAAACCTGATCCGCTGTGCCTTCAGGGAAAACACGGATTTTGAGGTGAAAAAAACGTGGCCCTATTCCCGCTTTTCTTTTTCGCAGCTGGCGCGTGAGGTTCACAAAACCTTCCCGGATTCGGATTCTGTGGAATTTTCGCTGAAAGACATTACCAGCGATCTGAGTGTACCGCGCCTGAACAGTTTAACGGTGAGCCTGAAAGATGACTGATTTTCTGAAAAAACTGGCCAGCCTTGCACTGCCGTCATGGATGAATAAAGGCGAACCGCTGGCGCTGCTGAAAACCGCGCGGACATTCTGGGCGGAGGTATACGCCTGGATTACGTGGCCGCTGCGGCAGTTTGATCCGCTGACCTGTATTGAGCCGGTACTGAACCTCATCGCCTATGACCGGGACATAACTCGCTTTAGTGGTGAACCGTTATCGCTGTATCGCAAGCGCGTGGCTTACGCCTTTATCAATGCCCGTGACGCGGGTTCGGTTGAAGGGTTTATCAATATTTTTGCACGGCTGGGTATCGGGTATGTGGAGCTGGTTGAACGGCAGCCGGAGATTGACTGGGATGTGATCCTGGTGCGCGTGACAGACAGCCAGGTGGCAGATAACACGCAGCTGATGATTCAGATAATCCGCCAGTACGGCAGAACCTGCCGCCGCTATCAGTTTGAAGTGATCACGTCTGAAAGCCTGGCCATCCGGGTGGGATGGGATCAGGGGGAATATGTAGTTTATCCGGCTCGCCTGAATGCGACGGAAGCCAGCAGCGCAACGTTTAGCGCGAGTTTATAGGGAGCAAGATATGTCACAGACAGCGATCACACTGGCCTTTGAGCAGTGGAAAGCCAGCCAGGCAGTTACGGGCGAAGCCGTCCTGCTGGATGAGTTTGTTTTTGCCAGCGTGCCGGGGCTGGATATCAGTAAGCCGATTGACCGCAACGAAACACTGCCGCCCGCTGCGCAAATCGTTCACCGCCAGGCGGTGAGCCGTAAAGGCGTGGTAAACGATAATGCCGTGGTGCATTCCGTTGTACTGGGTGCGGAAGTGGGTGATTTTTCGTTTAACTGGGTAGGGCTGATTAACAAGGCAAGCAACACGCTGGCCATGATTGTTCATGCCCCGGTTCAGCAAAAGCTGAAAACGAAGGATGGCCAGCAGGGGAACGTGCTTACCCGTTCGTTCCTGATGGAGTATGACGGCGCTCAGGTGGAAACCGGAATCAGCACGCCAGCTGAAACCTGGCAGATTGATTTTACTGCCCGCATGACCGGAATTGACGAGCGTCAGCGCCAGGAGAATATCGACCTTTACGGGGCGGCTGCTTTTCTGGGCGATGGCTGGCTGGTTGCGAAAAAGGGTTCCCAGTTCTTTGTCACTGCCGGGGCGGGATATGTCCGTGGTCTGCGTGCGCAGCTGGCCGCTAACCAGAACATTACCGTGGCAGCTAAGCCCGTAAAAGTGTGGCTGGATGTAACCTGGACGGGAACACTGACCAGCGCCTGGAGTGTTACCAGCAAAATCACCCAGGCGGCGAACCTGGCGGACTATGTCCAGAACGGCGTACAGCATTACGTTTTTGCGGTGGCCAGCATCGATGCAGAGGGCAACATTACCGATCTGCGTCCGAAAGGCACGCTTAACGATCAGACCGCCAGCGACGCGCTAAAAAAGCATGAGCAATCACGCAATCATCCTGATGCCACCACGTCGGTTAAGGGTTTCACCCAGTTAAGCAGTGCCACAGACAGCGAATCTGAAGTGATGGCCGCAACACCCAAAGCGGTGAAGGCTGTCTTTGATCTGGCCACGGCAAAATACACTGCTCAGGATGCCACTACCGGACAGAAGGGGATTGTGCAATTAAGCAGTTCGCTGGCCAGCACATCTGAAACGCAAGCCGCCACGCCTAAAGCTGTCAAAGCCGTGAATGATGAACTGGTGAAAGTAAGAGACAGCCTGGGCACAGCGTCAAAAGCCAATGTTGTTACGTCAATGTCGGACACTACTGCCGGGCGTGTGCCAGTCGTCGGCTGGCTGGGCCTGGGTGGGGGAGCCAGAGATACCAACGTTTCGAAAGAAACCGTCGCCTCGTTCTGGCGCGATACGTCAGAGGCTAAATCAGGGATTACGCTCCCGTATGACGGTACGCCAGCAACTAACTATTTCGGCATTGATGGGGCGAACCACCACGCCTATATCGGGCGTCAGAAATCTGGCGAGGGCATTGCCTGGGTAAAGCTGTACAGCGAATTTAACAAGCCTAATGCGGAGGATGTTGATGCTGTTTCGGCATCACAGGGCGGAACATTTCAGAAAGGCATTGCCGTGAAAGGCAATGGCGCAACGGTAGCGCTCTGGCCGCTTGCTGCGGGCCAGTCCAGCTATCTGTTAGGCAAGGATTACAACGGCGATAACCTGTTTTACTTTGGCCGGGGGAGCGATAGCTACCATGTATCGCTTTATAACTACAAAGGCAACAGCGGCATTATTTTAGGGTGGGAAGGGTCTATTTCGCTTAACCCTGACGCTGGCAAGTCCGTTGTTGTCAATAATGGTCCACTGAAAGCCAGTACTGAAATTCAAAGTTCAAGTGCTAACAGCTTCCGGATTGCATACGGGAATTACGGCACCTTCTGGCGAAATGATGGCGCTAATCTTTATCTCATGCTCACTAAGAGCGGTGATGCATGGGGCGAATACGGCAGTCTGCGTCCGCTTACAGTTAACCTTTCTACAGGTCGGGTGTCCGTAGGGCATGGGCTGAATGCGACTGGCCAGGTCGTGCCGTCTGATTATGGCAATTTTGACGCCCTTTATCAGCGTAAAACGGCAACGGTGATTGACGTTCGTCAGGGCAGTCCCGGAACGATTGTACTGAAGCGTAATGGCTGGAATTACGTTCCGGGCGGGTGCGCGTTTACGGGCTGGTATGTTGAAGGGGATGCGCCAGTGGATGACACCATTCAGTACAAGCCGCTCCAAATCAACATTAACGGCGCATGGCGCACGATTTCGGGATGAGTATGCAATTAAAACAACTTTCATTTTATGAGCCTGAAGTAAAAGAGGCTGAAAATATTCTTTATCTGAAAGATGAAGACGGGAACGACTGGTATGCAAGCCAGGAAAAGTTCTCGGCGGTAAAACTCAAAATTGCTTTTACCGATGACGGCATTATCAGAACGGCGGATTACGATGCGTCCGCACTATGGCCAGTGAATATGGCCGTGGCGGAAGTCACTACAAAATCTGTGCCGGAAGGTTTCAATATTGATGGTGGATGGATGTTTGATGGCAAAAAAATCATCCCTGCGCCTGTGGATCACATCGCGCGTGCTGAAGCGAATAAACAAAACCTGTTGCAGCTGGCAGCTCAGTCCATCGCCCCACTTCAGGATGCTGTTGAACTGGAGCTGGCTTCAGAGGAAGAAATTGCGCTGCTGACGGCGTGGAAGAAATACCGGGTGATGTTGAACAGGCTTGATACCAGTGCCGCCCCGGATATCAACTGGCCAGAGGTTCCTTCTGATGTGGCGTGAAGCCCGTATTGCCTTCAGTGATTCAGTGGGAGCGTTGAATTGTTCCGTGATCCCGGCTCACCCGTGGGTATACGGGCTGGGGCAGCAGACAGAAAACGGGGCTTATCTCAGTCCGGTGAATGCTATCAACTACCTGGCTGAAAAGCTGGCCGGGACGGGCGGGGCGGCGGATATCGTGATCATGATGGTTTCTGGCCAGACGCATGACAATTTCATGGCCAGCCTGAATCAACTGGTGGACGTGTTCCCCAGTCCGGCGTTTACCCAGGTAGGGAGGCTGGCGCAATCCGCCGCGCAGCTGGCTTCGGAGAAAATGCAAATCCCGGCGAAATACAGCCAGAGTTTGCCCTCTGCGATCCCGCTTTCCGTACCGACCAGCCGCACAGCGCTGGCCGCCGCAGCGGTACAAAAAGCCCGGCAGGAAGCAGCCGCCACGGCTGATATATCCACGGTCAAAAAGCTGATGGGGGATTTTCAGCAGCAGCGTGAAAGCATGATTTCAGACATTGCCAGCGGGCTGTCTGATTTACAGGGAAAAAGCGCCAGGGCGTGGGTGTTCACAGCCAGCAGCGATCTGCCGTCTGCGCTTCTGGAGCTGGTAAAGGGGATTCCGCTTCAGTCAGCAATTTATACCGCTGCCATGATGCTGGTTGGCGACAATCTCGACGGCATAAAAGGAATGATCCATGACATCGAATCCGACACTTGCGCTTAACGGGGAAGCCGTTCTGCTGAAAAACATGCGCGTCACGGTTTCCCAACAATTCCAGGATAAAGACCAGTCCGGCCAGACCAGCGCCACGACGAAATCAGAGCAGGGCATTAAGGGGAAGGAGCTGCGCGTGTCCGGGGAGGTTCCCTTTAAAAATCCTGAGATCCTGCGCCGCATCTTCGAGCTGGGCAGCGCGACGGATGCAAGCGGCCAGCGTCAGAAATACCGTGTAGCCCATGAGGCCGCACGCGCTGTGAATTTTCGTGAGGCGACGTTTACCGGAACGCTGGACGCGCCGCCACAGGATGGCCGCATGTCCTGGCTGGTGACGTTTACGCTTTCGGAACATATCAGCGTGCAGGAAAAACGTGAGGCCAGGGCGAGCGGCAAAACCACGGCAGTAAAACAAACGGCGGGAAGCGGCACTGGCCAGAACGGGAGCCAGGCAGCTGGCGAAGATGAAGAAAAAATGACGTGGTTTGAGCGTAAGGTGCTGAAGCCCGTCAATGAAGTACTGGGGTAAAGATGAAGCCTATTAAACGCCTGTATCTTTCAACGGATGAAATCCATCTGGCTGATGCCAGCCTGGTGCTGGAGCTGAACAGCTGCGGCCGGGGGTTTATCACGGCAGGGACGACGCAGGACTACACCGGGAAAGTGGTTCGCCTCGATGTGGGTTATACCGATCTGGTGCTGCGATGGTTCACCGGGTATGTGGAACGCTCGCAGCCTGCGGAAAATGGTTTTCAGCGGTTGTTTGTTCGTGAGTTGGTTGGCGTATTCGAACGCCTCTGGCCATGCTCCTTTCAGCATCCCACGCTGCGCAGTGTGGCCAGCTGGCTGACGGAGAATAGCGGACTGACCTTCAGCGTGCCCGATGCCGACTATTCAGATCGTCCGATTCCGCACTTGACGCACAGCGGGACGGGTTATCAATTACTGGATAATCTGGGAAAAGCTTTCGGCATCAGGGATTACATCTGGTATCAGCTGCCGGATGGCGGTGTGTATATCGGCGGGGCAGAAAAGGCGCTGTTTGCTGATCGCTCGGTTGAGATCCCCCATGAATTTAGCCAGGGAGTGGCCGGGGGCAATTCCATGACACTGCCCGTGGTGCAGAGTCTGCGTCCTGGTGTTCAGCTGAACGGCGAAAGGGTGACAAAAGTCCACCTGGAAAATGACACGATGGGCGTGACGTGGACATCGCGCAACCGTGCCACAGGTCAGGCATTACAAAAAACACCCGCACAGCGCCAGATTGAGAGCCATTACCCGGAGCTTGCTTCCGGTCTGCATTTGCCCAAATTTGCCCGTGTGATGAATCCGGTTGAGGCAGTCAAAAGCGGGAATTTCTCCGATCCGTTCCGTCCGCGTTATGCCGTCGATGTGCAGCTGCTTGACGCTGACGGCAACCCGGATAAAGACACGCCTGTTTATTCGGCGGTTCCGCTGCCGGTTCCGATGGCGGGTAATGACTCCGGCATGTTCCAGTTTCCGCCTGAAGGAACGCTGGTTGAGGTCGGGTTTACAGGTGGTCGGCCAGATAAGCCCTTTGTGCGCCAGACTGTCCCGGACGGAACCAGCCTCCCGGATATTCAGCCAGGTGAGCAGCTACAGCAGCAGCGTGCGGAAGTCTCGCAACGTGTTACCCAGGCGGGTGACTGGGTGAGACAGACTGACCAGACGATCAGCGAAGCGTCAATGGCGCGGGTGGTTAAAGCCGATACGGAACAGCGCGAGCTGGTCAGCCGGGAAACCACGATTAAAGCCACGGATAAAGTCACGGTGCTGGGTACGTCCACACTGATGGCCGGAGCCATTCAGCAGGTATGCACGGGCGACTACAGCCAGGCGGTGGATAACCGGGTGGCCAGCGTGGCTGGAAACGATGATGCTTATATTGCCGGAACGCAGACCGTGACGACAGGCAAAGACCTGATCGAGAAGATTGGCCAGATTCGTAAAAGCGTGGCGGCAGTACAGCAGCAGATTATCGCCCCAGTGGTCTGGATCGGTTCCGGTAGTATCAACGTTGCCCAGCTGATGCTGGATACGCTGGATGTGGTGAAAGAGCTGGCGGAACAGACAGCGGGCCACAGCCACAGTAATACGGGTACGCCGACTAATGCGGCCGCCATTCGGAACACGGGAACAAAAGCTGACACCCTCAATTCAAAATACTCCCCTGTCATAGGGAAATAACCTCACCCAATCCCAGCCCGCGAAAGCGGGTTTTTTATGTCCTTTATCCCCTGCCGGGGATATTTCATTTTTATCCCTTTACGGGGATAGCATCACACGCAACCCGCCGCGCTCTGCCACGTCCTCTCCTTCTGACAACATCCGCAACAGTCAAAATAGATCGTACCCACAGCGGGGCGCTGAGAGCGCCACAGCATGACAAAATAAATCATCCGCAGACCAAAATCGCACTACACCGCACCCGCCTGCGGGTTTTGGATCATAAAAATTTTTCAGTTTTATTTTTCTACAAACTAGACCGCCAGACCGCGCCAGTGCTGGCAGCTTTGGGGAAACCAAAACTGAACTGATTGAAAATAATTTCAGTTTTTTTCAGTTTTTTGGATCGTATAAATGTTTAACTTCAAATTCATGTCTTTGTTTAATAAGGTTTATTTGAATTTTATGTTATGTGTAAGCTTCATTCGTGAGCGCTGTGTAAAATACTGTCGGGCAACAACGGTGGGTCTTACTATGGAGGTGTAATTCTGTAACCACTGAAAATGATGCGCTCTGTCAGTAAAATTTTTTGGACGAGCAGTTCTTATCAAGTAAGAGGAATAGATACTTACTACAGTACATATGCTTGATTTAAATGAGTCAGTCATATTTTATTTACTCGGAGGCACGGAGATAAGGCCAGTTCATCGGCTAACATAAAATCACGAGAGATTTAAGCGAATTCTGGTTATGGAAAAAACTAGGAAGATTTGTATGAAGATGTGCAGTCACGAAATTTAATCCGCGACTGCAAACTAACTAATTAAACGTAATGTTGGCAATATCTGAGTATGCATTGAGAGAGCCGCGTCGATCGCTACCAGTCTTAGGTAGAACATAAGTATAACGAGGGTCGTCATGATATGTTAATTTTAAATGTTTACCATCATCATTAATTGAAAAACCAGCTTGTTCAAGTACAGATTGAAGTTTGGGTGTCATAGAACGATATCCAACTAAGGCTTGTTTTAGATCTTTATCACGTGATTCAATTAATCCATTTGATTCATTTGCATTGACAACTGATGTTATTACATCATGGAATCGGCTTTTAACGTGCATATTTGAAAGTGATTTCTTCAGTACAGTAAGAATAATTTCCATTATTTCATCAGGAAAAAGATCATCTTCTACACCGACATTGATTTTTAAATCACCTTGTACAACTGCCTTTTCTGTAAGTAGTCTAATTCTTGATTCTAAATATTGGATTTTGGAACCAAGATCTTTTACTTCCTCTTGTAGGGAGGCGTTTTCATCTTCGTATAAAGAGATGAGTTCTACAGAGGTTTTCCCTTCTTCCTTAATTGCTTGTATAGCCTTTCTGGTTTTTGCATTATTTATTTCAACCCACCCATTACGCTTCAATGGAGTTAGAGAAGTAATTGCTTTTATTATTTCTTCAGAGATAAGATTTTCTAATTCTTGTGCTGACATTTCCTCACGTTTATAGATGTTTATTCCTTGTCCGTTAGGCCAGTAGATACCTAAAGCACCACCATATGCATTTTTTGAAGAAACCAAATGTTTTAGTTTATGTGAAAATATATTTGATTCCGGTTCAATTACAACATGTGCCATGCCAGCTAATTTTCTAGCCAATCTTGAGGGGATAATTATGTGAGCATGTTCTTTATAAAAATATTTCGCACTTACATAGACAACTGGGAGTCGGTTTGTTGTTTCTGCATTAATAAATGAAGTAACATACTTCAAGCTTTCTTCGTTATTTTCCAGTAAAACAGGTTCGATACCGATTGTGAAACAATCATCCTTTCCTCCTGAAAATTTATCTAGAAGCTTCATTACAATTAATGGTCTTTTAGTATCAGGGGTTTTATAAGCAGCCTGTTGTGCGTAAACACTTGATTCTACCTGAACCCACACATTACCATCTTCAATATATTCATTGGCTGATATATCCGTAACCCACTTATGTGGTCCATCAATTTTTGAATATCTGAAGCAGAACATTTGAACATTATTTTCCGTGCAGTTAATCAGTTCAATCCTTTCTTTCTCAGTTTCAACATCAAATGATTGGAGTTGTCTTGACATATCTAGTACTGCCGGAGCAAAAGTTGTGAAAGGGGAACCTGATATCCACGTGAGACATTCATTGATTACATCTTGCGACTTAGTTCCTGACTTCAAATAGAATCCGGTAGAAAAATATTTCATTCTTAAATCTCCGAGTTTAGAATTTGTTGATACAAAAGATATAGTCTTATGATTAATAGTTCTAAGGAATCAATCTATTCAAAGCGTAGAAGATGGTTTTTTTCTGCTTCGATGAAGATATGCAATGCATTGTAATTACTAACATTTAATAAAGAGGAGAATGTATTGTCATTCAATTGGTGATGGTTTTATATCCCTTTAGCTGCGCTTAAGTGAAACTACATGAAGCTTAAAAGGATTACTCTTTAACGTAAACTGGTGGCTTTGAAAACGAATTTTCCATGCGCATTACTGTACCAATTTGTTCTATCGCTCTAATCACCTAGCTCACCAAAATAAAAACTGTTGCAGATCTAAAGAGTAATTCTCCTATCATTTTTTTGATACTTGTCTGATAGAGTTGAATCCGCATACGAAAAACCTTTAACTTATATTAGCTTATCTCTGATCTCGCAAGGTATGCATATCAATTTCAATCGAATAAACGGTATACGGCGATTCAGTTGGACATACTACTTCCACACGTACAATCTTTAGCGGAATGCTACAAGACGAGCAACGACTATCATCCGTAATGCGTTCATAAGAACCTTCACCCTCGACTTTAGCTTTACAGTTTGGGCAGTAGTCAGTATTGATTTCTTCGTAAAAAGCCAT